CCTAAGGCTGATGTTGTACCACCGTAAAGTTCCGTGAAGTTGTCGTTACAAATGTCAAATGCGGCCCTGAGCGTACTTCCAGTTCCGTCATTAGCACTTGAACCTATGTTTATAGATTGTAAAGCCATGTTTTATTTATTACATTTGGTTAGCATCAGCTGAAAATAATGTAGAATCAGCTGTGAGTTCAGTAAAGTCTGCGCGTAGATTAAATCCACCAAGTATTGTATCAGCACCGGTCATTTGACCAATGTTAACAACATTGTTTCTAGTTCCTATTAACGGCATAATCTAGTATATTGCCATTATATCGTCAGCAGTAGTACCAGTATTGTATATTCTACTAACTTCGATTGGTAAGAAAGATCCAGCTGCTACATTTTGAAATACTATTGGTCTGTGTATTTCGTAAACTTCACCATCCGCCATAATATTAGAAGCGCTATTAGCAACATCTACTAAACTAAGTGTAGTATCACTATCTATAGCTGAAACAAAAGCAACCGTGCCATCTGTAGTATTTACTACTAAATCTCTAAGTTGAACTGTTTCAGTAAACTTTTGAGTAGAATCAACTAGTTTATTTGTAGTTGTAGCTGTAGCTGTACCAGAATCTACAGCATCTTTATCTCCAGAAAAATTAACCATAATATTACCAGCTGTTCCAACATATATACCAGCGTTTTTGTGTAATATAGCTTTTGTAGCAGTTGTAGATGCTGTTCCTGAGCTAGTTAATTGCTCTAAAGTTTTTGTATCGCTTAAATAATTTACAGCTGCACTACCAATAGTACTACCGTCTTTTAAAAGTACAGCTTTTCTAACTGTTTGTACACCTGGTTTACTTGGCGATCTGTAAGCGTTTGGGCTATTTGTTATATCTCCGTATGCCATTTTAAATTTGTTTGTTTAATTGTTATTATCTTTGTTAACTAAGTTTATTGCTTTTTATCATAACTTTGTCAGAGTATGATTTACCTTCCATTATTTTATTTCTACGTAAACTAGTTGGTAAATCTTCTTGACCAAGTAACATCCTGTATATCCTACTGATAAGTTGACTACACTTAAATGATGTTTTATATATTGTATATTTTTGAGTTGTATTGTTTCTTTGTCGCCAAACAGTTATCCAGTCATTACGCCTTAAACGTTCCCAGCGATTTTTATCCCATGAAAAAGTATAAACTCCGTCTATGTAATCTTTTCTTGTAAACAGCTCCATACAATCAAAGTAAATTAGAAGTTCGAGATCAGCATCTTTTAAATCGTGTGCTTTACAAGCCCATTTTCGTATAATACGATAGTGCTTAAACAAACCTATGCTTCTAAGATCTTTGGCTTCTAATTTTCTCATAAGACAATAACAACGTCTTGCTGTTTTATTACAAGAAATATGTTTTCATCTATTTCTACATTAAAACCAGCATGCTTATCGTAGTATATATTGTCATTAGTTTTAACACCTTGAACTAAACTACCAACGCTTTTTACAACACCTTGTCTATATCTTATGTCTTCTTTTATTTTATCTGTAAGAAGCAAACCACCTCTTGTTTTAGTTGGTTTTTGTTTTACTTCTTCTATAACTAAATAATTACCTACTGCTTTCATTCTTCCCTCATATTACTAATTACACAATCAGTTGATAATATAGTTGTAGCAACAGATACTGCATTTTTTAATGCACTTTTAGTTACAAGTAAAGGATCAATAATACCTTCATTGATCATGTTAACTGTTTCACCGGTTATAACATTTATACCTTTACCTTTACCTTTTTGAGGTACATATTCTAATCCAGCATTTTTAAGTATTGTTTTATATGGATACTTTATTGCTTCTATAAATATATTAGTACCTTCAGTTTTTTCTTTAATATTATTAGCCGCGTTTAATAGAGCTACACCGCCGCCAGGAACTATACCTTCTTTTACCGCAGCTTTTGTAGCATGTATTGAATCATCAACTCTGTCTTTTTTTCTTTAAACTCTACATCTGAGTTTGCACCTATTGATATAACAGCAACATTACCAGACAATATAGCTAAACGTTCTTCTAGCTTTTGTGTTCTTAAACTAGGATCAAGTGTTTTAATTTGATCTTCTATAGCTTTTATTCGCTCTTTAGCTTCTTCTGGTATTTCAGCAACTTTTAATACTGTTGACTTAGCATCTGATATACATCTTTCACATTCACCTAACATATCAGGTGTGATTAAATCTACATCATCACCATATTCTTCGTTTATATGTGTAGCTCCTGTAACAGCAGCAATATCATCTAAAAAGTCTCTTTTCCAGAAGCTAAAACCGGGAGGTGCAATAACACTAGCCTTTATATTACCTTTTATTTTATTCATTACTAGTGCAGCCATAGGTTGTTTTTCTAACTCACCTATTATTAGTATTGATCTACCTTGTTTAACAGCATACTCTAATACAGTTTGTATTTTTCTTACCGATGCTATTGGTGAACTAACTAATAATACTAAAAGGCTTTTCTAATGTAACAGTTTGTTTACCTGTATCTGTTACAAAGTTTGCATTAGCAAATCCTTGATTTATTTGTGAGCCTGAAACTAGTTCAACTGTAGTTTCTTCTGATTTAATATCAGGGTCCATCATTACAGTACCATTTTTGCCAAACTTGTTTAAAAGCTTCGCCGATTACTTTGCCTAAACTTTTATCGTTGTTAGATGATATTGTAGCTACTTGATCTATCATATCATCTTCAACTGGCACTGATGTATTTTCTAAATATTCAACGGTTTTATCGCAAGCAGCTTGTATATCTTGCTTTATGTTTCTTAAACTATCACTACCTTTGTTTTTATAAGCTTCACTTAATATTGCATGAGCTAAAACAGTTGCAGTTGTAGTTCCATCACCTGCTTCACTAACTGTTTTTCTAGCTGCTTCTTTAATTAATGTAGCACCTATATTTTCTACAGGTTCTCTTAAATTAACAGAGTTAGCAACAGTTACACCGTCTTTTGTTATCATGGGTCTACCCATAAAATCTTCTAGTATCACACACTTACCGCTAGCTCCAAGTGTGGAGCTAACAGCAGTTGTGAGTTTGTCTATACCTGTAAAGACTTTTTCTTTAGCATCACTGCCAAATGTTAAAGCCTTCACAATGTCTTGTGGATTTTGCATTTAATTTAATTTAATTTATTTAATGTTATTTAAAAGTTTTAACAACTTTTTGGGCCATTAAGAAACTCTACTTTTTTACCGTAGTGATCAACTGATCCGTCAATAGCAGCTTCAGCGCCATCAACTGTTTCTCTTCTGGTTACATCAATCCAAGTATCTTCTTCCTCAGGATGTTGGTACTCGGTTTGGTAAAAACCATTTGGTAACTGAGTTATTCTCCAGTTTGTTTTGTCAGCTAAGTGCTTCCAAAATTCAACGGTTTCTTTGGAAATTTGTGGTTGACTATTCCACGTTTTAGTCGAATAAAAAAATGTCATTGGTTTTGGTTTTAATTAAACATTTGGTTTTGCCCTACACCGGGCCGGTTTATTTTTGTATTATTTTTCGCCACATTTTTTGCTAGGATTACCTACTTGAACCCAGTTTTCTTTTTTAAACCAGTCTCTTAATGTAGCTCCTTTTTTTCTAGCACCTTTAACATTGGACTTGCTAGATCTTTTATATTTACCACCTTTAGCAGCTTTTCTTTTAGCTCTTACAACTCTATCTCTTTCAGCTTTACTCATTCTACGGACTTTAGCTGCGGGTAAACATACTTTTTTGGTGCCTCCACCTTTAGTCTTTTTTCTTGGCATTTGTGTTTACTTTATATGTAGATAATTACACGCTACTTCTTCTTTTTACTATAAACGCGTTTTAGCCACGTTTTTTTATTTTTTTGCAACTACCAGGTGAAAAAGGCTTTTTACCTTTTACAGGTGCATAGCCTTTCCAGCATCTACCTTTTTTTTTACCGTGTTTCATTGTTACTTCTTTTTTGACTTACCCATTTTACTAGGTCCACCAGCTTTTGTACATCTAACACCCCAACCAGAAGCATAAGCACTAGGCCAAACTTTAAATTTTCTTTTTGCCGCTGCTTTACACGGCCCGCTAATTTTACCCATAATATTTATTTTTTACGAGAATATGGAAACATCATATTCATAGCTTCACGTCTACCTTCACAACCGCAAGGTATATTTAAACCTTTTGATACAGTATCAACCATACGTTTAATACCAGTAGCTTTTGTAAATTTATGTATACTATCTCCTAATCCTCTTGATTTCATATTATTATCTTTTTCCGCCATAATATTCTACAGCATGACCTTCTTCAATTAATTTTTTATTTACATTTACGTCATCAACAAACAACTCTCCTAAACATCTTCCATATTTACCTACACCATGTGATTGTAATATAAACGCGTCACTGCTTAATAATTCTTTTAATCTGTCTTTAGCAGCTAAACCTTTTTCTTTTCTTCCAAGTCTCTTGTTCTAGACTCTGGAGCGTTTAAACCCATCATACGTATACGTACTTTTTTCCAGGTGTCAAAACCTAAGTCTACTAAAGCGTCAACAGTATCACCATCAACAACTCTAGTTACTTTTGCATTATACTTATACATATTAACACTTCCACCTACGTCTCGCTGCTAAACCTCTTTTACTTTTCCAGTTTCTTGATCTAGCACAAAACGATTTACGTCTTTTAGCTGCTTTACTACCAGGTTTTACTTTACCTGTTACAGCTGTTTTTAATTTACTACCAGGGTTTTTGCGTCTATACGCGGCAACACCCTTTTTAGTCATACCTGCACCTTCTTTTACGGTACGAAAATTACGACCTTTACCTTTTGTAGTTTTTCTAGGCTCGTTACTTTTTGGCATCTTTCATTTTTTTATGCCCACATCCTTTTTTCATAAGTGCTTTATGTTTTTTAAAAGATGTAACGTTGTGAATAGAACCGTCTTTACAGTACATTTTATGAGCTTTCATTAAGACTTCTTTTTACTTTTTTTCTTAGCTTTTTTAACTACTTTTTTCTTAGCTTTAGTTCTTGAAGCTTTCATTTTTCCATATCCAGGCATAATTTNTAATTTTTAAATGTTAATATTTATGAGAACGGCGTTGCAGGTGAACCAGTACATATTATTGTACCTTCAACATGCCATTTATCAGCCGCTATATTTGTTACGGTTACTTTACTACCAGCTCTACCAGTGGTAGTGCCGTCAAATGTTATTTGATGAAACTCATCTGCTACTTGACTTGCAAAAGATGCAGTAGCATCAGAAGTATCAGTATCTACAGATCTTACTGATCCGATTAAATCTTCATTTGTAGAATCTGCACATTGTATTCTTTTTGTTCCAGCAGTATCATCTAATACTATAAAGTGAAAGTATACACCAGTCATATCACCACCATCAGAGTCTGGTAAAGTGAATGTTGCAGCTGCGTCGTTAAACACAAATGTTTCACCTGAATCATTTGCTGTTAAAGTTGTATCAGCAGTTACTGCAGTAACATTTGTTCTAAGACCATATATTCTAGTGTCAGTAGTGCCATAATCAGTTCCAAAAGCAGGTTTAGAAGCACCAATAGTAACTGTATTAGATCCTCTAGTTTGACCAGCGTGTCCTAAAACAATAGCGTATGAATCACCAGTATTAGCGGTATCAGTACTTGAACCAATTAGTATATTTCCAGTACCGGTATTTTGATTACTAACCCCAGAAGTATTTCCTAAATATATATTACTACTACCTTTACAACTATTCCCAGCTCTATAACCAATAGCTGTATTACCATCACCGGTGTTAGCTATTTCTAAAGCTTCATATCCAATAGCTACATTATTTTCAGATGTTTGAGAATTTTCTAAAGCATAATTACCTATTGCAACATTGTTATTTAACTAGATGTTGTTTCTTTTACCTAGCTTGGTATCCTATAAAAACATTATTATCACCAGTATTTACATTTGTTCCAGAATTCATACCAATAGCAAGATTATACTCACCACCGTTTTGATTAGTTAAAGCATTTGTACCAATTGCAACGCTAGCGCTTGTTGATGTGTCTTCCGTAGTTAAAGCAGCTGCACCAATAGCAATATGACTACCACCCGTAGTAATTGCATCACCTGCTTGATAACCTATAAGTACATTTGAACTACCACTTGTTATTGCTGTACCAGCATCTATACCTATAGCAATATTTTTTCCACCACCGTTTAAGCTATTTAAAGCATTATCACCTAAAGCAACATTATATCCATCACTACTAGTAGGAGTTACATTGTGGCCAACTAATAAATCATTACCAGTTTGTACAAAATCAACACCAGCCCCAGCAGATCCCCACTCTAGAGTGTTACCTGATGAAGGTACTTTTAAAACTTGTCCAGATGAACCAGTCGTAGTAGGTAATTGGAAATATGTAGAACCAGATGTATCACCTATTTTTAAATTACCTTGTATATATGCGTCTTTAAATGAATACGCTTGACTACCTAAATCTACACCATTGTCATCTGCTGGATGCCAAACAGTAGTATCTGTATTACCTAGTTGTACTGAGTTATTACTAACACCGGTTGCATTATAACCTATTACCACTTGATTATCTGCACCGCTACCAGAAACATTTGATGCACTACCAACAACTATATTGTTATTACCTGTTGTAAGCGCGGCTGCAGTATTATTACCTATTAAAGTATTTCTTAATCCTGTGCTTACCGCAACACCTGCTTCAAAACCTACAGCTGTATTATCTGTGTCAACGTTTGATGAAGGTTCTTGTGCAAACAGTGCTTTATAACCAACTGCAACACCTGCGTTACCATCAATATTAGTTTTACCAGCTTCACCACCAATAAATGTATTGTATTGCCCTATTGTTGTAGCAAGACCTGCATTAGCACCAACCGCTACGTTAAATAAATCTACAGCACTTGCTGGATCTTGAGCATACAGTGCTTTATAACCAATAGCTGTGCTTAAGCTACCATCTACATTTGAATATAAAGCTTGAGCACCTAATCCTGTATTATATTGCCCAACACTTGTTGCTTGTAAAGACTCAGCACCTAACGATGTATTATATGTACCTGTTGTAATTGCTTGGCCAGATCTTGAACCTACAAACGTTCCATAAGTTGAAGTTGTTGCGGCTTTACCAGCTCTATAACCTACAGCCACGTTGTGCGCATAACCATCAGCTGGTTCTAAAGTAGTAAGAGCTTCATATCCTATAGCAACAATACCATCACCATCTATATTAGTAAGTAAAGATCGATACCCTATTGATACATTATCTATTGATGAGGTTGAAGCTTTGCCAGATTCATATCCTAATAATACATTGTTACTACCTGTTGTAATAGCTAAACCAGCCTCATGACCTATAACTAAATTTCTTTCACCAGTATCCGCTGCTGTTAATGTTTTATAACCTAAAGCCACATTTCCATGACCAGTGCTTAAATTATAACCAGAATAATATCCTATACAAATATTAGGCTCCGTAGTATCACCTGAACTATCGTAATTAGATAAAACAAAACTACCTATACCAATATTAAAGTTTGATCCAGCTAAAAGGTTACCAGCACTTTCACCTATCATAATATTATTTGTAGCAGATCCAAACCCACTAACAGCAATTTCATCACCTATAAATATATTGCTTGAACCTGTTGTTAATGAAGTACCCGCAGCATAACCTATAGCTACATTTTTATCACCTTGTGTTATATTTGTTAATGCAGTTACACCAATACCAATATTTTTTAAAGCACTGTCTGTTGTAGAATTAGGATCGTTACCTAAAAATATAGAGTTGTTTTCTACAAGAGCATCACTTAATGTATTAATTGATATTGCAGCTCCGTTTATTTGTAATGAGTTAAAATTAGCAAGACCTGAAGATGTAATTGTTGTAAATGCACCTGTTGATGGAGACTCGCTACCAATAGCTACACCGTCTATTTCACCGCCGCTTATATAAGCAGGACCAACTGGATCAGCATCTGTACCTAATTGGTCTATGTATGCAATACCATCAATGTAGATGTCTTGCCATTGTGCTGAAGATGAACCTATATCGTATGAATCATCTGTGTCAGGTACTATATTACCTGTAAATGTAGTACCAGCTGAGGTATTACTTGTAAAGTATGTTCTAAGATCAGT